CAGCCTGGGTGAGCTGCCCAGCGGCGGCATCACCCAGGTCGATCCCGGCATTGGCCTGACGGTTGTCGAGCCTAAAGCCGCACCTGGTTACGTCGAGTACGTCAAATACGCATTGCACCTCATCGCCGCCGGCTTCGGCCCCACCTACGAGATGATGACCGGCGACGTCTCCGAGACCAACTTCAGCAGCGCCCGCGTGCGCCTGCTCGACTTCCGCCGCGAGTGCGAGCAAGAACAGTGGCTTACCTTCATCCCTCAGTTTCTTGAGCGCGTCTGGGTCGCCCTCATCGATGCCGCCACCCTAGCCGGAAAGATCAAGACGGCCGACTACACCGTCGACTGGTCCACACCGAAGTGGGACTACGTCAACCCCGAGCAAGACGTCAAAGCCGATATGGCCGAAATCTCGGCCGGCCTGTCCAGCATCAGCGAGAAACTGCGGCGCCGGGGCTACGATCCCGAACTGGTATTTTCCGAAATCAAGAGCGACTTCGACCGCCTAGGAAGCGACGGCACGCTCGATATTTTGGCCTTCTTGCAGCGCGGACAACGCATGAGCGAATCCGTAATGCCACCCGCTTAAAAATTGTCTCACCTTCCCGATGACTTGAGACAGACAAACGCCGACAGTGCTGGCATGAAAACACAATTCATGCCAAAACAACATCGCGCAGCTACCATCGCGCCGGCCACATACAACGCCGAGGCTCGCAGTGTTGAAGTTGTCTGGACCACCGGCGCTAAGGTGCGCCGCTATGACTGGTGGAATGACACCAGCTACGACGAAGAGCTTGTTGTCAGCTCCGACGCAGTTGACCTCACGCGCCTCAATTCCGGCAATGCACCAGTCCTCAACACGCACAGCAACTACACCCTTGAAAACATCATCGGCGTTGTCGAGCGTGCCTGGATCGATGGCGCCGAAGGCCGCGCCGTCGTGCGCCTGTCCGAGCGCGAAGATATCGCCGGCATAGTTGCCGATATTGCTGGCGGCATCATCCGCAACATCAGCGCCGGCTACACCGTCGCCAAGTACGAAGTGGTGGCCGCAGCCAACCGCACCGACGGCGGCACTGTGCCCCTGTACCGTGCCGTAGCCTGGTGCCCAGCCGAGATTTCATTTGTTCCCATACCTGCGGATGCTGGCAGCAGCACCCGTGGTCAGCCCTCGCAGGGGTCCCCTTGCGAGTTTGTTCGGGCGAGCGCCCAAATCCCCCAGGAGATCCCCATGGATGACGATACTTCCGCATCGGGCGGCGCCCCCACGCCAATCGATAACAGCGCCGCATTGGCGCAAGCCACACGCGTGGCCACCCAGCGCGCATCAGACATCACGGCACTGTGCCTGCGCCACGGCATGGCCGACAAAGCCGTCGAGATCATCGCATCGGCGCAAACCGTTGACCAGGTGCGCGAGCACATCCTCAACGAAATCGCCACGCGTGATGCCGCCACCGGTGGCCGACGCAACGTGCGCATCGAGACCGTCACCGACGAAATGCAGACCCGCATGGCCGGCATGGAGCAGGCCATCAGCAACCGCATTGACGCCCAAGTCAAGCTCGACGACAACGGCCGCCAATTCCGTGGCATGAGCCTACTGGAAATTGGCCGCGATTTCCTCGAAGCTTCTGGCGTCAAGACCCGAGGCCTTGACCGCCTGACGCTGGCCCAGCGCATGCTGCACTTCCGTGCAGACGCCTACATGGGTACCAGCGACTTCGCTTCGTTGTTTTCAAACGTCGCCAACAAACGCCTGCGTAATGCCTATGACCAGAACCCCGGCACCTACGGCATCTGGGCACGTCGCGCGCCCAACGCGCCCGACTTCAAGAGCATGCAGGTCACGACCATGAGCGGCGCGCCCGATCTGCTGCAGACCAACGAAGCCGGCGAGTTCAAGTACGGTTCCATGTCGGACGGCAAAGAGACTTATGGCGTGCTGACCTATGGCCGTATCGTGCCCCTGTCGCGCCAGGCCATCATCAATGACGACCTTCGCGCCTTCGACCGCCTGATTACCGCCTTCGGTTTCAGCGCCCGCCGGCTGGAGAACCGCACCGTCTACGCCCAGCTCACGGCCAACGCCGCGCTGTCAGATACGGTGGCTCTGTTCCATGCCAACCACAGCAACCTGGGCACAGGTGGCGGTTCAGCACTGGCAGCAGCCGGCCTGGCTACGGCACGCACGGCTATGCGCCTTCAGAAGGGCCTGCAGTCCGAAGAACTGAATCTGGCCCCCGCCTATCTGATCGTGCCCGCTGCGTTGGAGCAGACTGCTTACCAACTCACAAGCAACCAGTACACGCCAGCCACGGCGGGCACGATCAACGAGTTCCGCCAGGGCGGGCGCACTGCCCTCACTCCCGTAGTAGAGCCGGTGCTTGATGCCAACAGCAGCGCCTACTGGTATCTGGCCGCAGACAGCAACCAGATCGACACGGTTGAATACTGCTACCTCGACGGAGCCGAAGGCGTGGTGATCGAGACCGACCTCGGTTTCGAGACCGACGGTATCAGCTACAAAGCGCGCCTCGACTTCGCCGCCAAGGCCATCGACTACCGCGGCCTTTACCGCGCCAACGGTGCCTGATTCGCTCCGGCCTGATAGCGCACAAAGCTGCCGGGCCGGTGTTTGAACCCCCTTCAACTCACTGGAAAAAACTATGAAAACTCTTGTTCAGGATGGTGACGTACTCACCCTCACTCCCACTGCCGCCGTGGCCTCTGGCGTTGGCTATTTGTTTGGTGCGGCCATTTTCGGCATTGCCGCCAACGACGTCGCGGCCAATGCCGCCGGCGAGTTTTTGACCGAAGGTGTTGTCACTATCGGAAAGACCAGTGCGCTGGCCATCGCAGTCGGCGATCGCGTCTTTTGGGATGCCACTAACTCTGTCGTCAATAAGACGGCAATTGCGCAGCAGCAAGTTGGCGTATGCGTGGTGGCAGCAGCCAATCCCAGCAGCACCGTTGTCATCAAGCTCGTATCGGCACTGCCGGTAGCGACCTGATCTTTACCTGGCACAGCAAACCCAATGGCTACCGCATTCGCCCAGCATGAATCGCGCATTAATGCAACGATCATCGCTCGCTTGGCGAATGCGCTGGCCATCATCAACGGCGCAGAAGTTCCCGGCATCCTGCGCGGCCCCTACCAAGCCGCCCTTGGAGGCTTCGCCGAATCAACGGCGCCCACATTTCTTTGCAGTACTGCAGACGTCGAGCCTTTTTTCCCTTATTCCAGCTTGCCCCGAGTCACCGGCGCATCACAGGGGACGCAGATCAGCATTAACGGCATAGCCTATAGCGTCACCGAGATCCACCCCGACGGCACAGGCCTCACGGCCCTGATCCTGGAGAAAGCATGAGCACCGCTTTTGACACACTCGAAGACTCTATCTCCGCCAAGCTGGCAGAATCGCCAGCCGTGTGCGTGCACATCCTGGTTGATGAAGTCGAGCCCTTACCCGCCGACTATGAAGCCGCAATCAACATCGTCCCGATAGGCGCGGACCCACAGCAATTCGGCCTGATCGATGGCAACCCCATCGACTGGATCACGCAGATCCATGTTCGGTGCTATGCCAGCGCCAAGGCCACCAGTCCGCGCCCGGCAGCCAACGCACTGGCCGGTGCTGCCTACGCGCGCCTGGCTGCAGATCCAAGCATTGGCATCCCCGGCGTCTACATCGGAGAGCCCACCCTAAGCTGGGAGTTTGACCAGGCTGCCACCCGCATGACCATTGCCACGCTTACCTACAACGTGGCCCACCGCACCACCGGCCTCACCCTGGCCTGAAAGCAGCACATGAATCAAGACACCAGCCAACCCATCGGCACCCCGCCCGCAGGCGGTAGCTGGACCTGGGACGCCACCAAAAGCGAATGGGTGCCAAGAACAACGCCCGCCACCCCATTGCAACCCCAAGCCAGCGCAGCCGCGCCAGCAGACCCGGAGTAAATCACCATGACCCGCCACATCCGCAACACCGTCATCCTGGCCAAAGTCGAAACCACCGCCGGCACAGACGCCGTACCCACGGGCTCCGCCGACGCCGTGCAGGTCAGCAACGTCAGCATCACCCCGCTGGAGGCCAGCAACGTCAACCGCGACCTGGTGCGCGGCTACCTTGGCGGCTCAGAGCAGCTGGTGTCCACCGCAGCCATCAAGGCCAGCATGACCGTAGAGCTGGCCGGCGCTGCCAGCGCAAGCAC